AGCGGCGGACGTTGCCGGTCGGAATACAGATCATGGCGCGACCGCTGTCGCGCTCGATGAACATTTTGCCCTCGGTCACGTCCAGAGGCACAGGGTCGCCGGCAGATTCCGGCCCGACCTTCAACAGTTCAAAGTTCGTCGGCGACAGGGGCGCAGCCACCTGCTCGGGGACGTAATAGACGCCGCCCTCGGTGAACAACAGCAGTTGCTCGGTAGAGCCAAAATGCTTCAGGCCCAGCGAGGTCTCGCGCCCGACACGCTCAACGATCGCGTCCGTCTCCAGACCGCTGCCGGTGTTGAAATCGGTAATGTCGCCCGTCGCGCTCGCGGCCATGACGTTCTGCGCCGAAGGGAAGTCACCCAGCATGAGGCGGTTGCGGTGCAGGGCGCACGCGCCGGGATAGCCCCGCTCGACGCCGATCAGCGCCTCATCCCACTCCGTCGTGGCGGCCGGCGTTCCCGCCAGTGTGCGGGCGCTGATCGTGCTCTTGGCGGTAGGCCCGACCAGATCCTCAGTCGCGTCGAAATATGTGTAGCCGTCGACAAGCTGGATGGTCAGGCTGGTGCTGCTCGGCACGCCGGCAACAACGCCGGTCACCTGCGTATCCTCGCCCTGCACCTCCTGACCGACAAGGAACCCGGTCGAGGAGCCGACAGTCACCGTCAGCGTGGGGTAGAGGTTGCCGACCACGGTGCCGGTGGCGACGGTCGTGCTGGTGTAGCCCGTGACCGTGATCTCGACGTTGGTGTAGCGCAGGCGCGTGCCGACATGATCGGCGTCAAAGAAGGCGGCGCTGGACGTCAAGGTCACGCCCGTCCCGGTGTATGCGCTCGGCGTCAGGCTCACGCCGCGCGGGGCAAAGCGCCAGTAGGGCTGGAGCTTGGTGCCGTTCAGGCCGTCGGCGAAACCAAGTGCTGCGATCGCCCAGGTCGAGCCGGTCAGGGTCAGAATGCGCGGAGCAAACGCCCGGCTGCAGACGATGATCTTGCCGTCCTCGATCGCGATCTGCATCGTGAACAGGTCCGCGGCGACCCACGGCACGGACGAACTGATCGTCTGAATGACCGCGCCGGTCAGATCGCGGACCTCGAACACGCCCGCGCTGAACAGCAGCAGTCGCGCGTCGTCGGTGCCCACGCCGTAGGTTTCCAGCCGGGTCAACGCCGTCAGGTTCGCAACATGGTTGGTGCCGTAGCGCCGACGGAACCCGCCGCCGGCGAGCGTCTGCGCGTTGCGGAACTGGCGGCAAGCCTCGTTGCGAACCTGCAGGTCGGTCCGCATCTGGTATTCCTCGGCGATCTCTCCCGCCGCGAAACTGGTGATGAAGGGGAAGCGCCTAGCCACGAAGCGCCGTCCGCGACGGACGCGAGCCGCGCCACGCCTCGGCCAGCGGGACGAACTCAATGCTGACGCCCGGCTCCTGGCGTTTGTCGCGGATGATTGCGTCGCGCATCAGGACGTCGGCGTCACGGATCTTTAGCCGCGCGTCCTGCGGCTTGTCGCACAGCGCCTCGAGGAACAGCCCCTGCAGGCGCACAACCACGGCCTCGGAGAAGTCGCCCGGCCAGTCCGCCTCCTCAGCGCGCACCGTGGCCACGACCTGCAACGGTCGGTTGGAGCGCGTCAGCACCCGGCCGCTCTCGATCGTGTACTCGCCCGTGCGCAGACGGACGCCGTCCTGCATGACGTAGCGGATATTCATGACCGTCGACGGCCAGACGAACGCGTGCAGGTATGGGCCCAGCGTGACCGCGCCTTGGTAGGTCAGCGCCAGCGTCTGCTTGGCGAACGTCCATGCGTGGCGCGCGAAGAAGCTGCGGACGATGCCCTCATAGTTTGAGGACGCGACGCGGGCGCCGGACGAGTCATCGTCAAGCGACGTGATCTCCTCCTCGCCAATGCGATGAAGGGCGGCCTGGACGACCTCGATGGGAGCGGAGAAGGCAGGCATGGGCGCAGGTTGCGCGAGGGCGGTGGTGGCTCAACGCACGGGCAAAGAAGAACCCGCCGCTCCGAAGAACGACGGGTCCAGTCCAGCCTCACCCGGAGAGAGTGTTAGAGAGCGCCGGCCTTCTTGCGACGGGCGATCTCGGCGTCAACGGCAGCGTCAAGACGGGCCTTGGCTTCAGCAGCCTCAGCCTCGGCCTTCTCCTTGGCGGCAGCAGCGGCGGCCTTGTCAGCCGCCACCTTCGCCGCCTTGGAGTCAGCAATCGACAGGCCGTCATAGTCTGCCTCGCAGACGTAGCGCGGAGCGCCGTCGTCAGCCAGGCTCGCCACCTGCAGGATCTCGCGGGCCGAAGCCGCGCAGCAGACGTGCGGCTTGCCGGTGTTCCGGTCAATCAGGCGGGCGTTTCCGAACTTGTCGACTTCCATCGGCAGCACCTTATGCGTTGGTCAGGTGGTCGCGACCGATGAAGGCAGCGTAGTTGATGCCGGTGGCGATCGTGCCCGAGACGTCCGTGTAGATGCGGACATAGGGGTACACGATGCCGTCCTGCTCGTTCAGGAAGAACAGTTCGTAGCGGCCGGTCAGCGAGTCGATAGCGCCTCCGGAGCGGACCTCGGTCGCGCCCAGTTCGAGCGAGGCGAGGTTCTGAACGTCGCTGGCGAAGGTCGCCGACGTCGAGCCCTGGACCGAGATGACGTAGCGTTCGTCATTCGAGGCGATCTCGATTGCGGACACGTCGATGACGGCCACGCCCTTGAAGACGGCGTTGCCAACATTGACGACCAGCGAGCCGGCAGCGTCAGCGGCGACCAGGCCGGCCGCCTTGAGCGAGAGGGACGAGTCGTAGGTATAGGAGCGGATCTGAGTGGCGGTGGCCATAGTCGGTGTCCCCTTAAGCCACGATCGCGGCGTTGGTGATGGAAGTCAGGCGGGTGGCGGCGTACGGGTTCTCGATGCAGAAGCCGTTGAACCACTCGATGCGGGTGCGGTGCTTCGGCTCGGACTGCAGTTCGCCCAGATCCTTGACCGACATCGGCGCGACCTGAATGCCGCAGATGTGGCCTTCCTTCAGCGACATGACGTAGATCGAGGAGGTGACAGCGGAGCCGCCGCCCGAGCCGGTCTCGGTGAAGGGCAGCAGGGCGGTGTCCGGGCCGGTCTCGTAGCCGACCAGGAAGGGCAGACCGTTGTAGGTCATGACCTCACGACCGAAGTCGTCCTTGGTCAGGTTCAGGTTGCCCGACAGGGTCTGGTTCCGCATCGTCGCGCCGAACTTGGTGCGCAGGGCGAAGGGCAGCAGGATGTGGGTCGGGTCGACCGTGTTGGCGATCGCCTCATCCAGAGCAGCCAGCGAGAGGGCGGCACCGCCGGAAGCGGCCGAGTTGGCGATCACGGCGCGGCCGGTCAGGCGACGCTGCAGGCCATCAGGCGACTTCGGGTTGCTCGAGTTGTCGCCGGTGATCAGGGCGGAGGTGACCGCACGGGCCATCTGCTTGATCTTGCGGCTTTCCTCACGGGCGCGACGGCCGGGGTCGAGGGCCAGCAGGTAGTTGTCGACGTCGGCCTCGCCGCCGGCGATGAACACCTGCTCGACCTGCGGGTTCTCAACCGAGGTGTCGGGCGTGTAGCTCTCGTTCACACCGCGATAGGCGATGCCCGGCAGGGTCGACTCCTGCGTGTACTGGTAAGCACCGCCGGTAGTTTTCCACGGCACGGCGGCCAGCAGGTCGGACGACTGAGCGTAAAGCTCAACGACCGCCTTTTCGACGCCGGGCTGCAGGCCCTTGGAGTATTCAACGAGATTTTGAGCAGTCATGGTGGTCGATTCCCCTTAGCCGGCCTGGCGGGCGCGGATTGCGGTGAGAAGTGCTTGGCCGGACAGGCCGTCGAGGTCTGAGCTTGGAGTGGCGGGCGGACCGGCCGAAATGGCCGAGCCGGTTAGTTTCGAGACGAGAGTTTCCAATGCGATCACCGCGTCAGCGGAGCGCATGGACTGGCGAATGGCGTTGGCCCCGTCAGTGCCGACAGCGGCGACAAGCGACGAGTGGATAGCGCCGGTGCGCTTGACGTGCTCGGCACCCAGCTTGGCCTGCTCGGCGGCGATATGCGCCTGCTCGGCCTTCGCAGCCTCGACCTCAAGTTTGGTGAAGGCGCCCAGCAGCTTCTCAAGTCCCGCCTGCGGAACGCCGCACTCGTGCAGCACCGGCAGCACGGCCTGCGCCAGAGGATCGGTCGGGTCGAACTGGACCGGCTTGCCGTCCAGGCCGACAATGTCCTCGCTCAGTTTGAGTTCGTACTTGTCAGCCGCGGCCGGCACGCCCTCGCGGCGGGCGAGTTCAGCGGCCTCAAGCTCGGCGAGACGGGAGAAGGCCTCAGGCTTCACGCCAGCGGCATCGTCCCAGTAGGTGTCCGGCAGGCCGTCCGGGCGCGCCGGTGCGGCAGGAGCCTCCGGCGCGGCAGCCATAACAGATGCCTCAGGCGCGGGGGCGGCCGGTTCGACAACTGCGGGGGCGGGTGTTTGGTCCGTCATAATCGGAACCGTGAGGTCGTGGGCGGCGAGCTTCAACGCACGGGGCTCATGGTGTGGGTGTGCCCTTGGCGATCAGTTTCTGGACAATCCGGCGCGCACCCTCGGCGTCACGCAGGGCGGCCTCGCTGCACCCCAGGGGCGTCGCGTCGCTGACCTCGTCCATCAGCCAGTCAAGGATGCGCTGACCATCAGCACTGACCAGCATGTGTCGGCGGACCACGGACTCAATCGACTCCTCTTGCGAGGCGATCGAGGAGGGCCGTGCGTTGGCCGCACGGAGACGGTCGAACCTACGCGCCCCCGACATCTGGCATGCCTCCGCCCTGGGCCATCATCTGAGCGGCCTGCTCGGCCATGATCTGCTCGTCGGACTTCATGACGATGTGGCGTTCCTTCGCCGTGGCAATCAGGTTCTCCATCGTGGCCTTGGCGTCGACCGGCACACCGACCTGCATGGCGCCGCCGATGCTGGCAGCCATCGACAGCACCTGACCCGTCAGGTTCATGTCCTCGAGATCCTTGGCCTTGGACAGCGGGCTGATCGGCCGGCAGTTCACGACCTTGCCGCCCTTGAGCTTGACCTCGGGTAGCACGCCGCGCTTGGCGAGAATCCACGCCACGCGCTCGATGATCGGCAGCACCCACTCACGCACGCAGCGGTCGCGGGGCAGTTCCTTGCGGCGGGTGTTCCACGCCTTCTCGTCCATCCACTGACCCAGCGTCGGCGGCGTATCGCCGGGCTGCTCGGGACGGTCCTGGTAGCAGGCGCGCTTGATGCCCTTGCGCATCTCGTCAGCGGCGAAGAACGACGCATCGAACCGCACGTCCGGCAGGAAGGCCTCGGGCGACTTGGAGCCGGGCGCGCGGGCAAAGCCCTTGCCGGGCTCCATGCCGCCGTCGAAGTTGGCGAGGCCGTCCTCCTCGTAGGAGAACGCCGGGTCGATCGTGCGGCCCAGCCCCTTCAGGTTCAGGTACGCAAGCTCATCCAGCACGCGAGCACGCGGCGTCGCCTTCTTGAACGGGCCGGGGCCCCACGCGGAATCGGCCTGCTGGCGAAATCGGCAGGTGATGATCGGGCAGGAACCGGCCCCCTCGTAGGTGAGGTTCACCCGCTCCTTGTCGTCGACGAAGATCCGGTAGCTCCACCGCTCAACGCCCGGCGTCGACCAGTCGCGGTCGCAGCCCTCGACGATCCGCTGCTTCTTGTCCTTGCCGGCACCAGTGAACGCGGGGAAGATATTTCCCATTGACGCGCCCCAGAGCATGTTCTGCTCCGCCTGCGTCAGCTTCATCTCACGCCACTTGCCGGTCACGGACCCGTCGGGGCCGCGCTCCATCAGCAGGTCGGGAATCTCAATGGGCTGGAAATGCAGCGGGTTGAGCGGGCCCATGTCCGACAGGGCAACCGCCATCGCCGACACGCCCCAGTACGCGAAGCACTCCTGGGCGGCGTCCCAATAGTTTGAACGCTCGATCTCGGCGAACACGGCGTCGCCGATCGCGGCAAGCTGTGGCGCGATCTCGCGCTTCTGACCCTCTGACAGGTCGTCCGCCGGCTCGAACATTACCCACCGCTCGTGGCGTGGGGTGAAGGTCGAGATCATGTCCGACGCAAAATCCTCTGCGACGATCTCAAGCTCGTTGTCGAACTGGTCGTCCTGCTCCTCAATGCGGAGCGAGGTGTCGGATCGCTCGTTGCACCGACGATAGGTCGGCAGCGCCAGGCGCAGCGTCTCATCAATCCATGTGGCGTGGCGCGCCTTGTCCTGCTTCGCCGCGGCGATGCGGGCGAGAATCTGCTTGGCGGTGGTCATCAGTACATGGCCGAGAGGCTGCGACTGAACTGGCTGAAGCGG